TACTGTCACCTCTACAGAGTCATCGTAGTCGAACTCTTCACCATACTTGTCATAGATGGTCTTGGCGTAAGCCAGCATACGGTCTTTGTCTTCATCCGTCAACTGATAGCCGCCCTCGGAATGACTCCATCCGTTGTCAGAGTCGGAAGTGGAGTTGACCTTTGTTGGACCCACGCAAATCCAAACAAACAGGTCAGCCTTGAGCAAGTCACGGTCACGCTGATCCACATAGCCGTAATGTGTCGTCGGCTCTATATCACGCTCTGCGCAAATAGCCGTAACAGCTCCGTCGGGAACGGCAAAGTTTACACAATCGGAGAGGTATTCCCCGACTGTGTAAATATTTGCACCTTGTTTACAGCTACAACGCATACAGGCTCACGATGAATTAACCCATAATGTTCAGATAGTAGAACCAGCGGGTCTGAGTGGGAACACACAGAGTCTGGCTCTCGGACTTTGTTTTGATGGTCATGTGCTCACCGTCACGAATCTCGCGAATCAGCGTGCGGCCACCATCGAACAGTGCGCTGCGGGTATTGCCAGAATCAATGAAGATAGGCTTACCGCTCTGAACACTACCAATTTCACCGTTGGGAACATACGCCAGCACACCTTCCTTGAAGGCTTGGATGTTCTTATAGGCGGCTTTCTTGGTCTTCGGGTTGATGAACTCGATACTGCCGACGGCATCAATGACTTCGATGCGTCCGATACGGTTCTGGATATACGTCCAGATGATATCTTCTTCAATGGTGTTGGCCCATGCCACACGGGTTGTGCTGTCCGTGATGTCTGGACGGTTGGCAAGGGCGTACATCTCACGGAAGTACGGCATGGAAAGCATGTCATCCTTTGTGCGCTTGGAGCACTCCCAGTGTCCGGCGGGGGCAAAGTCGTTCTCTTCGGCATTGCGGGTAATCTTCTTGGCAACGTCGATGGGCTTGGTGCTGCCACTCGTCACGCCAACATCCTGAATGACGGTACCATCCTTCGACTTCGTGAACCAAACACTGGTAGTCTTGTTCTTGGAAGGAACACCAAAGTCAATCTCAAGAGGCAGGCCATAGGGGTTGTTCTCGGCATTGATGATAAGTTTACCTTCGTTGCCGACAATCTGATGACGCTGGAACATAACCGTATTGAAGTTACCACCAATAAGGTCATCTGTAGCAGTAAAGAACAGACCCATAACAGCATCAACAATCTCGTTGTTCATGCCACCGAGAGCGTCCGTGAGGGCCATCTTTTCCTTAATCTTCTTACGGTCGAGGTAAACCTCATGCTTGAAGATGGGGATTTCACCACTCTTCAGCATCATACCGTCAACACTCTTGGAAGGACCGTCAGAGTCGTAGTCCACGTAGGCAGCCATCGTGTAAGGACGGATGGTGGCCTCAATCTGCTCGTAGGTCGGGTGCAACTTGATGTCCGGGTCGAGGGGGAAACCCATCTGAGAATATGTCTTTTCGGCGTTCCACTTCTCGGCAAACATGTCGTTAAGATACATGTCAAGACTAACCTGACCGTTCACAACGTAGCCCATCGAGGCAAGACCCTGGGCTATGAAATCGTAAAATTGTGCGTCTCTAATCATAATCTGCTCCTTTCTTATTCAGAGGTTACAGTTACTACACACTCAGCAGTACGTACATGACCGCCAATGTTGGCACTGGCAATAATGGTGGCGGTACCTGCTGCAACACCAGTAACGGTTCCGTCGGAAACGGTGGCTACGTCGGTGTCGCTCGACTCCCAAGTGACAGTCTCGCCAGCGGGATCGGTGGTGGCGGTCAACGATGTGGTACCCGAAACGGCTACAGTAGCCGTACTCTTGTTCAACGAGATGCTGCCAAGCAGTGCCTTGTAGGCATCTTTGCGCAGACGTTCAAAGGTGATGTTCGGGAACAGACGGTTCTCCACACGGGCGGGAACGTCAACGGCATCACCCCACAGTTTGCCTTCGATGACGATGGCAACACTGGCAAAGTAGGTACCCTCCACAACCTTTACGTCGTGGCGGGTAAGACCATTCACAGAGTCGAGCTTGGTATTATTGTCTGTACTTTTGATAATCTCGGCAAAGTCGCTCTCGTTATCAAAGTGCACCATCGTACCAGCAGGAATAACCGTACCTGCAGCAATGCCGGTAAGGTTAAGCTTACGACCGAAGTGAATCATCTTCTTGACATCAATCCAACACTCAACGTTACCGCCAAGCATTTCGGTGGAACGCTTACTGATGGTGTTGTCAGTTCCTCTGTTGTAAATGTCCATGATGAATCTCTTTAATTAATAAATAATGTTACCTGAAAAATCTTTTTACCCTAAAGAACTATTTCTTCTCTTCGGGTTTGGGGAGCTTGCCGCGAGCACGCATCTTGGCTTTGAAGGCCTCACGCTTCGCGAGAGCTTCCTTGT